CAGGTACAACACATAACTTGCCACACTCGATCCACGTCCCACACCCCATATCACGTGATTGTCACGCATGACATCCACAAGATATTTCAAATAACGCAACAGGTCAAACAAGCCACGTTCTTGATACAACAGCAATTCATGCGCCACACGCTGTAGTTTCTCTTCTGTATCACACAGGCCGATCACAAGTTCTGCAATGTCCAACTGCTTGTACTCCGCGGGCATGTGCCAGGTGCTTTGTTGCATGTCATCAAATGCCTGTTGGGCATTGGGTTCGGACCAGTAAGTGAACTCTGGCACACGTTCTAGCCAATAGGCCGCGGCTTCCACATCCACAGTATCATCAACCAATGCACCTGAGACACTTTCAAGATCACGTCCTTGCATGATCAGTTCAAACAAGTCTGATTCATCAAGTATGATTTGTCCTACTGTGTCAGTTTTCATTTTTGGTAAATTTTCCATACACCACTGTGTTGTCTGTTGTTGGCACAGTTTCTTCTGGCCACATTAATCCGTATTCGATCCAGGCACTGGGCTTGACCTTGACCACGTTATCCGGCACAGGCTCCAGTTCAATGGTTTCATGTTGTGTTGTGGATTCATGCCACCACCCTGGGTTGGCAAAAGGACCTGATGCGTCTTCTTCATCGTGCATGTACCATACATCATCGCCTAGTGAGCTGGCAATATCCAACTGTGCCACTGTCATACGACCTTCCATGATAGCATTGAACTTGTAGTATAACATCATTCCAATGATCTGGTCAACCGGTTCTTCAGGTAGGGTGGTAACATTCACGCCCATCATGGCAAACAGTTCAGCACGTTCTTGATTGGCCATGCTGATAAAAACTGTGTTGGCTATTTCGCCATGCACAAATGCCTTGATTCGATCTAGTGCAATATTGGTACTGGCTGAATCTGCGGACTTGGTCAATAAATTAAGATTAATTTCATAACTGTTCATTTGAAGTTGCTCTTCAAAATAGATACCCGCCAAAAATTCCAAACTGTATTGTAGTCTAACGTTCATTTGATGTTTATCTTGTTGTCAAAGTTGATTTGTTCGCCGTCGATCTTTTTGTAAGATTCCTGCAGGCGCGATTGATATTTGTTTTGAAACGTTTCAATGGCCATCCGCAATTGGTTACACAAGTGAGCATTGCCCATTCTTGTGGCTATGTTGAGTTTGTTTGAAAGTTCCGAAATCTTACTACCGAGTTCATCAATAGTGAGATCGTCAATATTACCAATTAAAGGATGTTCCATGTTGCTAGTTTACACTATTACAACTGGATTGTCAAGTGTTTTATTAACCGAAGGTACAACCGTTGTTGCCAATGCAGAACCATTTGGAGTTGGTGTATTGCAAAGTGCATCCGGCACCAATTGTGGCAAATGTAAGAGTACCTGTACCGCTGGATTTCCAACCAGCATTGGTCACTGTGATAACCATGTTGCCTGAGGCAATGGCCACAGCACTGAACACTTTGATTTGTCCTTCTGCACCTGCGGCCAGGGTGCCTGTTTCGGCCGCGGCAGTTGTGAAATAACTGGTTGTGAGAGTTAAACTTGCAGCGCCACTGGCTGCCAAATCTTCACTGCCGGTCAAGAACAGTGGATTGGTAAATCTGTTTCTGGGCCTAGTGAGTTCGCTGAGGTAAATCGTAGTTCCGCCATCTTCAGTATGGAACTGGAATTCGTATGTGCCGGTTTCCTTAAAGGTAATCACATTACTGACGATACCCTGAATACCCAGCACTGATGCCGCACTGGCACTGGTCCCTACTGCGGCAGGTAGCGTTAATGTATATGCGGTACTGGTCACAGTAACTCGCACAATTACCCAGGCTTGTGTGCCCGAAGCGGGGAAATTGCTAAATGCTAGAGTAACACTGCCAGCAGTACTAAGAGTTTGATAATGTCCTGAAGCATAGTTGATGGTATTAGAACCTGACACTGAGCCCAGTGCAACTCGGGTAGCACCAAAATCCTGTATGGTGGCATTGTATAACAAACTACCGCCCATATCGTTGTCTAATGTGGTTCCTGTCAGTGCAGATTTTAATACAACATTGTTCTGCAAATCAGTAATTTCGTTGGCTGCGGCCGTAAAGTTTGTTTTGATGTTGGTAAAGTTATCACGAAAACCTTGTGAGTTGTTGTCTTGTCCAGCGACCGGATACGATCCGTCGATGTCATTGGGGTTAATTTGACTTGCCATTCTTTTTGTCCTAGTTATACCAATATATTGGCTTTGGGAAATACCAGATATTTATCATCACGATCTGTAGGATCGTAAGTATCAACTGGTGATATAAATTTCATGCTACTTTCGTCGAATATAGTTTCACTGACACTAGATTCTACCACTGGTAACCAATTTATCAAAGTATAACCGGGCGCTGGAGCAGATGGATAATAAAATTGCTCTCCAGCAAACCGCAATCCACGCTGAATTTGTACAAATTGTGACTGTGCGGTCATCTGAGTCGGGGTCAGTGTAACCAATCTAGTGGTAAAATCAACTGATATAGTGTAAACTGCCATGCGTTGATTTCCAAAATCTGCAGTCATTATGCCCACAGCTGAAGTTAATGTTACAACATCACCGGGTATGCCATCCGCTGACGTTTCACTTACTGTAAAATAACGTGTGTTTGCTGTCATTGTTCCTGAACTGGTGCTGAGAGTTTCAAAGCCGCCGCCCAAGGTCAATGACACTTTGAACTGTGTTGAATTTATCACTGTCACATAGTAAGGTTGTGATTCTAATGACGCATTTAAAACATCAATCCCGCCAAACGTGTTGCCCGAAAACCAAACAATATCATCATTGGCTAAATTTGCGGTGCTGTTGCAGGTAATAATATTAGTGCCCGCTGTGGTTGCTGTGCAGGTCACTCCCACAATGGATTTCACATAATACACTTGTGTCAGCTGGTTAACACCATATTCTTGTATGCCACCAAATACATCGCCCGAAAACCAAACAGGATCATTAACTGCCATACCCGTAGTTTCGATGGCTTTGATATAATCAGATCCAGAGATTGATTGGGTACAATCATAAAGATATCCACCAGGTATAGTATAACTTTCATCAAACCAGGCTCCCGAAGTTTCGGTACTGTATCCAGTATCGTCATACAAATCAATATAATTTTGCCAGGCTTCATCGGGTGTGGCGTAAACAGTATTGGTATAGTACTGTTGTCTAACAAATATTAAAGTATTGCCATTTATACCCGACAGCTGCCCATCAAGCCCGCCTAATTCAGCAATGTATTCTAAGGTACGATTATTAACATCTGCATAGGCCAATCTGGTAGCAATATCAACATAGCCAGCAAATGGCTTCGCACCTGACGCATATCTGTCAAATGTGGTCAACGTTGGTGTAGGAGCCCAATTTTGAGTTACTGTATCCCAGTTACGACTCAAGGTATGATCTAATATATATCGATCTACTTTAAAGTCAACTGCATTTAATTGATTTTGAAATTGTGTTTGTATGTAATATGCAATTTGTGCGCCATGTCCTGGATTGGCATAGCATATGACCCAGGCTGGAGTAAAGCCCAATATTCGACCATCTGATTGCTTTGATGTCATCCACAATGGCAACTTTGATGATATCTGCCCCACAACATCAATCACCTGATCTCGCATGTTGACCAAACTGTTGGGGTACACTTGTGTGATTTCTGTACTGCCATCCGCAGGATCTACAAAAGCATAAGGTGTGTTTACAATTTTGTTCACACTGGCTCCTGAATTGTTCACCAGATTGTCAATGATTTTGCTATACACAACTTCGTACACAACTTCCCCTGTGATAGGATCCACTGCCTGCGCTACATCAATTTCCCCCAACACAAGATTTTTCCAATAGTGATTTAGATATAAACTTTCGATATACACATCCAACAGGTCCGGAGCAAGACCAAAAGCATGTTGATATGTCACGCGGCGTGCTTTGCCAAAATATGGATCATTGGGTCTGTAAAGATATTCAGGATTAAAAATTTCTTCATTGTTTAACAAATTTTCAATAACCAAACGATCGTTAGCCGGCGGCATGGCCTGGATAGATAAATTTTGATAGGGCTTGTTGTAAGTATGCTTTACTTGCACTGTGAATGTTTTGTACACACTTACCACGTCTCGAATTCCAGTGGGTCGCATGACCGGGGTTAGTACTGCTCCGCTGCCGCCATACCCAGCCAATATTGTTAATGTGGCTGGACCAGTATATCCTGAACCAGTATCAGACAATGTGATATCAGTTATTGTGCCAGATTCCACGGTTACTTGACTCACTTGTGCTGCCACTGCACTGGCACCAACAGGAGTGCTGAATGCAAGAGCAGGAGTGTCGATACTGCTGTAGCCAATTCCACCATTGTTTATTTCTACTTTTGATACATTATAAACAATTTGTTGAGTATCTTCTGCGTAGGCGTTCACCGTGAATGTAAACTTGGTGTCAAACGTGGTTTCTTGAATTGTAGCATTTCTTACTACCGTTTGCGTGGCATCAAATGTTGTGGTTCCAAGATCTATAGCAAATGTGTTAAAGGTTACCCGTCCGGATAATTCACCAGTTGGCAATAGTTTTAGCCCTTGTGGTAACAAATTATACGCACCACTTTTTAGTCGATATTGCAAAGTCCTACCACCAACATTTATGGCCTGAATTGACAATAAACTGGTGGCGCCGTTTTCAATAACGCCCAAATCATACGGTGTGGTCCAAGTAACTTCGGCATTAATAGCTCCGGATATTTCCAATACAAACGGATACGGATCACTGGCCACAACCAAGTTGGCAGTAACTGATCCAGCGGCCGTAGATAGTGCTACTGAAGAAGTAGCGTCAGGCTTAATGGCTACAGTGAACTCGGTTATACTCTCTAGTGAGAAAACATAATATACCTGTGTGGGGCTGGCTGTGATACCACCAAAACTAGTACCAGTGAATACAATAGGTTGTCCTATATTGATTTGTGCTGTGCTGTTGCAGGTAATAATATTAGTGCCAAATTCTGTAGCGGTACAAGAGATAGGATCCCCCACAAAGTCACTTTGATATACTATGATGTTAAAACTGTAGTCAACCACCGTGACACCTTGGTCAGGAATATATCCATAGTACCATCCAGAAACAGGATCAAGTGTTAATCCTGGTGGCAACCCGTAACCTTGATTTACTCCAATGGCATATTTGAGATCGGGCGTATCGTAATCGTTGCCAAGAAACTGATAAGCATAGTAATTGTCCCCACGAACTGTGCCAAGATCACTAGGTAAACCATTAATTAAAAACGGTGCTCTTTCTGTGGTCTCGTCTGCTGTGACTGTGGTGTTGTCAGCTGTGATCTGTGTGGTGTCAGCAGTAAGAGTACTGCGGTTATAAACAAAAAATTGAAAAGTTCTTAAATTACTTCCTTTGCCGTCAGTAACTTCAAGGGTAAATTGATAGTTTTTGTTGTTGCCCGGAGCAACAACAAAATCATATGGGTATGCATAAATGGGTGTGAGGTCGTAACCTGGTGGTTGGTCGATATTATCAACAGGTTTAATATATCCATACAGCAATCCGGTGGGGCTCAATGAGACGCCACCGGGTAATTCTCCCCCTGCTAATTTTACAATCACAGTATCCCCGGGATCATTGTTGGTATATGTAATTTGATAATCTATTAGATCACCATCATAGTATGAACCAATACTACCAGCAGGGGTTATAAATTCTGGAGTTTGATTTCCTGTTACTGTGAGTGTGAACGTGCGATCTCGAATGCGATCAATAGTTTCGTCTTGGTTTTCTGTGTAAGCTCTAAGTGTAAATTTGCTGGTAACATCGCGATTGACATTATATGGTACTCCTTGTAAACTGGCCAAAGCCTCTGGTATTCCCACAATCAACCCATTAGCTGAACATTGTATTCCGGCAGGCAATGAACCTGCAATTATTAAATAATAAACTGATGGCCTGAATACAGCGGTCATAGATCCAGTTTCAGTCGTTAACTCCACAGGAGAAGTTCCTCCATAAGCAGCATTAATTCTAAATTGTGTACTGCTAATTACGTCTAACACATAGTATTCTACATAAGGACTGATGCCACCAAACACAGTTCCAGTAAACATCACAAAAAGTTCAGGGTATATTCCTTCGGTGCTGGTGCAAGTAATAACATTTGTTCCTGCAGTAGTAGCAGTACACGTGGGTGTGTTTGGCAACGGATCAGTAGTTACCAACATGGTATTCTGATAAAAAATCCCCTCAGGTATAGTACCTAAACTACCAGCTGGGGTGATCCACACAGGTTGACTCATAGTTTTACGTTACCAAGGTGAAGTGCTAAATGCAACTCGATACCAAATCACAGAAGTAGCATCATATGCATAAATGCACACATACAAGTATGTCTCGTCAAACGCAATCATCCCGGGTAGGTCACCTTCTTGTCCTGCAGGTGATGCTGGAGGATCCACTTGAACCCGGTTATAGAGTTCAGTAAAATTATCATTGATCCACCCAAACGCTGTGCGTAATGGAGTACCTTGACCATCATTGGCTACATCGCCGATATTAATTATTTGCTGTGTCATATTGCAGTCCTGTTGCTGTATTTACCAAATACTACATGGCTGAACGCTAACTTGATATGTTACTAAATACACTGATTCGGAGAGATCAATGTCATATATTATTAACAATAGTCGTGGGCAATTACTAGTGGTTGTACCAGATGGTACAGTAAACACCACTGCCACAGATCTTTATTTGGTAGGGCGAGCCATAACAGATTACGGTACCTACGAAAACGAAAACTACGTATATTTGTTGGAGAATTTTGCCAATTCAACTGCACCATTGCAACCAATTTTGGGGCAACTTTGGTACAACAGCGACACAGATGTCCTGTCAGCGTACAGTACTGCAAATACCTGGGTGTCTTTGGCCAGTACTGCAAGTCCTGCATTTACCGGGACTCCCACAGCACCTACTGCGGCACCGGGTACCAATACTACACAAATTGCTACTACAGCATTTGTGACAGCGGCCATTGCAGCCGCGTTGGCTTAGACTGAAAAACTTGACCCGCAACCGCAAGTGGTTTGCGCTTGAGGATTAGTGATCACAAATTGACTGCCCTGCAAGTCTTCTTTGTAGTTGATTGATGCACCTTCTAGGTATTGCATGCTGATCGAGTCAACTACTAATTTTACATCTTCATAAGCAAAGTCAAAATCGTCCTCGTTCTTGACTTCTTCAAATGTGAATCCATAACTCATGCCCGAGCATCCGCCACCTTGCACAAACACTCTCAGCATGAGATTGGGGTTGCCTTCTTCAGCAACAAGTTCACGTAATTTTGCCACAGCACCGGTTTCTAGTATCATATTTTTCCTTGTGTATTAATTGTATTTACAAATTCTTTTGCTAGATTATAATTAGCACTTGACCCACAATGCATTAAATCTCTAGCATTGCCAATATCCCAAAAATTGTCGAATAAGTTATAATAAAATGGTACATTATGTTTGTTGCAAATATTTTGCATTGCTGATAAATTTTTACGCCTATTTAATTCGCTGTTTTGATCATGCAACAAGTATTGTTGTTGATATTTTTTCAACCAATGTGGCACATCACACTGTGGTAAAATACTTAACCAATTGCTGGAGGTGGCAGCAAAAATCTCATACCTAGAAATGCTAGGAACAGCACATGCTACAAATTGAATATTAAGATGTTCAATCCAATATTCAAGAAATCGGTAACAGGTATCTAGTGCCGCGCCGCCACTTCCAAGATTCCAAATTTTTTGTCCCAACATTTTTTCTAATTGTTTAGGCCATGTATCATCAGCGTGAATTCCTATACCCTGCGTAAGACTACATCCTAGTGCCAAACCAGCAGGTTGTTGATCAAATTCATCATCTCTAAATCCTTCGCTATTGAATTTATAAATTATGTCAGTGCCAATCCACCCTAGATTTTTGAGTCTTTCATAGGTTGTTTTGTCCGCACAGTTTGTTTTAAAATTTTGCTCAGTGTCTCCATGTCCACTCCATTTTTGAGTAGTTGATGCATAAATTTGATTGATATGATACGGGCCAGTATAAGGCATTATAGTCTTTCGTTACAAACATCCCAATCAATAATTTTCCAAATGTTGTCTAAGTATTTTTCTTTATCCCACTGGTAATCCAAACTCCAGGCATGCTCCCACCAGTCTATTAAACAACAGATGTCTGTGCGAACAGCATGATTGGCAATGGTCTTGATCGCTCCCGACGTGCTCAAATAAACCCAACCTGATCCTTGGATCTTCATGGCAGTTTCTTTCACAGCTTCTTTAAAGTCTTCATAGGTTTCAAAATGCTCTTCTATCAACGCAAGTACAGCACCACGTGGTCGGTTGGCACCCTTGGGAGCCCGAAGCTGAGGGAAAAATTTATTGTGTAGAAAACTGCCAGCACGATTAAAATCCGCATTGCCTTCTCCTGCATTGTAACGTTTGGCGTAACCCCGGGCCAAATGTCCATAATGATATTCCAAACTTTCTTTACTCAACACAGGCTCAAGGTCTCGCTCACCGTAGGGTAAAGGGGTGGTTTCCAGTTTAGCCGGTCGGGTGCTGGCTTCGATAATCTGCATGTAATCAGTGATAGCAACGTGGTTCATATTGTATTTATTTCCTACGGGTAATACGTCCCTTAGTGAGATCGTATGGTGAAAATTCCATTTCAACTCTATCCCCCAGCAGTACTTTGATGTTGTTCTTGCGCATACGTCCGCTCAAGTGCGCCACAACCAAATTTTCAATTTTGTCTAGTTTTACCCGGAACATGGCGGCTGGTAAAACTTCTTCTACCCTGCCTTCCATGTTGATAACATCTTCTTTTGTCATAAGCAATTACTTATTGAAGTCCAAGGTGGCTGTGACCCTTTTGAGCCGGTCAAAACGGAAACTACGCCACTCTTGCTTCTCCACGTCATACACTCTGAGGCTATGCGGATCAGGTTCTTTCTTGGGTCGTTTGCTTTCACGCACAATGCCATCTACAGGTGCGGTACTGTGAGTTGGTGTCACAGCCACCTTGGGCGGAATCCTAGTGGGATCTACAGTGCAAAGCATTTCTCTGTCTGTGCCATCTGCCTTGACAAATGTAATAGTGATTTCACCATTAACTAACAATCCACGTACCCATTCACGTATTTGTTCTTTGCCCCGGTCATCAGCTTCTTGATACTGTGTGCCCGGTGCTCCACGGAGCAGTCGCACCACTTCTTGTTTTTCCCAAGCATCAAAACTTAAATTTTCAAACATATCAGTTCCTTTATCAGTTAATAAACGTTTCTTTTTCATGACCATTTGAGTGCAAACATTACAGCATCCTGCTCGTGCATGAACTTGAATTCCCGGTCCACTGTGCGGGTCCAGGGTCTAAATCCTGACCCATTCTTTTGTATATTAGCCATGAGCCATGCCATCATGGACACCCAATCTGCATCGTCTCTTGCTCGCACTCGATGCACACACTGGCTGAACATTTGGGCAGTTTCTGGTGACATGTGCTGTTTCATGACCATGTTAATGCAAACATTACAGCATGTTTCTCATCTTTGATTTCCACATAACCCCGGGCCGGAGTTATTGCAATCCTCATAACCCAGGTTTCTAAATCTCGACTACGCCATTCAATAAATTGACTAATGTTGTATCTCTCGCCATTTTCGTGACAGTTTTGTTGTATGTTTTCTTCTAGCCATTTTAGTACTTGCACACGATTTTTTTGATCAAATCGACAACGAGTCATGACCACTTCAACAAAAACATCATGTATTTTTGCTCATCCACAATTTCAACTGTTGAATGTATGGCATCAATACCCGAGTCTGACAGTAGCATTTGAATGCCGTACATGTCACGGAACCACTCAATCATGCCTGCGGTGGTTGCACATGCTTTGACGCCTTCATCAGATGCTTTGGCACGTTGCATACTAGACCAAAAAGATGCATCACCCAGTATGGTGTCCAATCTTTTTTCTGGTGTGGAATACAAATCATTGCTCAAGATTATCTACGCATCCTGGCGCTGTCTTGTGCTTCTTGCTGGCTGAACACAGGTTGCAAACAACTCTTGTGCATGACAGCAATACCAATGACCTCGGTGCCGGTATACACTTTGTGTACTGTGGAAGTGGATCCACCAGCAGTCACATGACTGGGTATGTTGTGTGTTGTATTACGTCCCGGAGGTGTGGTCAACTTGTATGTGAGTGCAGGTGCCTTGAGCGCACGACTACGACGCTTTTCATCAGCATCCACTTCCCACTTTTTTTGCAGTTCCTTCCATGAGGCATCTAGCTCACGGGCTTTTTTTGCTTCTTCAGCATTACGGAATTTTACCTTGCCACGTTTTTTACCGTTAAGGCTAAGGCTGGGATGGTGCAAGTGCATACTCATAGATTTCTCCAGTTATATGTACATATTATAGCAGATCCCGAATTATTGGTCAAGTAATACTTTTTACTTAAACAGGATCAAGGCCATGAATCCGGCTTGCAGTATAAAACCAAATCCAATTGTGATAATGTTCAGCATGTCTTTGAGCACAACCGCCCGAAAAAACAACAGAACTAGACCTCCCCAAAGAAACAAGATTAGATCCAGGCCGGGTGTTCGATCGCTCAGCCCGGTCATCAGGGCCAAAAAGGTTGGCAGGGTTGCACAATGTAGAACTATGGTTGCCAACCAACCTAGAGTATCTGCCGAAAGTCGGGCTAGGCTGTTTGTAAAGTAGTCACGAACAGCAACGATTGCAACAGGGAAATTAAAAGGCATTAACGTTCTCCGTAAAAGAAATATTATATAACATGTAAAAATTAAGTCAATACATAAATATAGGTGTAGTTCGCGGAACGGGAATTCCCAACTACTCTAACGCTTATAGGAGCAATCAGCATGAATATTTACTCAATTTACAAAGCAACTAATATCTGTAACGGAAAGGTGTATATCGGATACACTAAACACGGACTTGCACGTAGCATAGGTCATATATATGCCAAAAAAACAAATAACCCATTTCACAATGCAATAAGAAAATATGGCAAGGAAAACTTTTCTTGGGAAATTATATACCAATCCAAAGATCAAGAACACACGTTAAATGCTATGGAGCCTTATTTTATTAAGGAATACAATTCGTTCATTGACTTCGAAAATTCAAATGGTTATAACGCTACACTCGGTGGAGGAGAACATACTCATTCTGCACAAGCATTAATTAAAATGTCAAACCGAGCCATGGAGCAATGGAAAAATGTGGATTATCGAAACATGATGATAGAATTTAATAAAACCAAATGGTCTAACAATGAATTTCTTAAAAGAAGAACTCAAGGATGGGAAATAACAACGCCTCAAAAAGAAACAGTTATTTGTAAAAATTTAGCCGAATTCTGCAGACAACATAATTTAGATGACGGATGCATGGTTGCTGTTAGTAAAAATTATCGACAGCAACACAAAGGATACGTTTGCAAACGCATACATATTTTGTGATTCATTCATAGAAAATATGCTGACCGATTGTTGTAATTTTTTTCTTTTTCCAGCCCGGCGAAATGTATGTTGCATGGTAGAACATTGCATTTTCCAGGCCCGGCAGTCTGAAGTTTTCTAACAGAACTTTCTTTGCCACTAACTCAGATTCACGCCACAATTCCTTATGGATTGGTTTAACTTTGTAGCCGGTTTCACAATACCATGAGAATTGACAAATTACTTTTTCATAGATCACGTTTTTCTGATACACAACTCCACAAATTGTATCAGCAAACTTTCCTGATTCTACCCTATTAAGAGTAACCTGTGCTACCGCAACCCGACCTTCAAAAGGCTCACTAGCGGCTTCCCAGTAGATGTTGCGTGTCAAACAATCCAAGGATCGAATTTTTTCTGTAGCCGACACGTAACCAGCAGGCATTGATTCAACACCTGCGCGGAGATTGTTTAATTTGTGATTGCATACTGCAATCACCACAAGGGCAATAATCCAAAGTCCCACAACTCGGAATGCTCGCAGACTCCAAATTACGATTTGATCGCTGATATAGGTTACTTGTGCTTTCATGGTAGTTTTACTTACTCAGTTGATTGCAGAACCGGCCAAAGACCGGGACAAAATGGGTAATTTTTGTTATTATAATAGTATATTATGATTCTTTGCCGGTGTCAAACAAATGTCGTTTTTGTACCACGGTGCCCCAATGTTCAGCATCAGGCAATGCTGGTTTCTTTTTGGTTATCACTTTCCACAATCTAGAAAAATCAACATTAATTTGGATAAAATCACGCTGATCTTCCGGTACATCATCTTCTGTATAAATGGCATTCACCGGGCATTCAGGAATACACACTGCACAATCGATACATTCGTCGGGATTGATTACAAGAAAATTTGGACCTTCATAAAAGCAATCCACTGGGCAAACATCTACACAATCAGTATGCTTACACTTTATACAAGATTCAGTTACAACATGGGTCATGGTAATTTACACACCGGAATTGGTTCCATCTTGTGTAAATTTTTTGCACGAATTGCTCGATACTTATTAAGATTTGTTTTTTCGGTACTGGTTACAGACTGGTCTCCGGACTCGTCCAACCACATGGTTCGTTCCAAGTCAGGATAACTCATACCCAGTTGTCCTTCATCTGTGCGGTCGTCATCCCAGAGTCCGTCAGTGGGTTCGGCGTCAATGATTTCCTGGGGCAGGCCAAACTCTCTGCCCATGTCCCATACCGTAGTTTTCATGCAGTCCCCAATGGGACTGATATCCACCCCACCGTCGCCGTACTTGGTAAAGAATCCTACCCCAAAGTCTTCTACCCTGTTGCCAGTGCCCACCACAATCCCCGAGTGGCTTTGGGCAAGTTGGTACAAGGTCATCATGCGTAATCTAGCACGGCTGTTGGCAAACGCCAGTTGTTCCTGCGGATTGGGCTCTTGCTCAGGTGCGCAGAAGGGTTGTACTTTCTTTTCAAATGCTGTGAACACCGGGGTCAAATCCATGCTGATGTGTGTGACGTTTTTGTAGCGTTCCTGCAACCAAGTGGCTTGCATTGTGCTACGATTGTCTAATTTTTTGTTCTGGCGTATGGGCATTTGTACCACAATAGTTGGGAGTCCTGTTTCTGCACACAGTGCGGATACCACGCTGGAATCGATTCCACCTGAAATTCCCACCACCAAAGTGTCAATTTTGGCACTCCGGGCATAACCTCGGATCCACTTTGTGATATGTTTAATACGTTGTTTTGAGTTCATGTATCCACCTTGGGCATTGATTTAAGTTTTTCCCACATGTATGCTTTTTCGCGACATTTCTTTTCTAGTTTACGATAACGGTCACCTAGTCGTTTTAGCTCATTCCATTCTGCTTCAAGTTCAGGATTGGGAGTCAAGATGTTGAGTTGTTGCTCAACTCGCTCCATCCAGGTCTTCATGCTCTTGCCATTGATCTTTAAATCAGCGTCTTTGCCTTCAATACTAATTGTGTTACTTGGTTTGGCACTTGAAATTGTATAAGTTGGACTGACAGTTGTATTAGTAGTCCAAATGTTATTTGGATAGGTGGTGGTATACGTACCTCCACTGGTAATGTTAACGCCCTGAGTTGCCATGGTATTATTAGTATTAATAGAAGGAATAGCACCATAATGGGCATCAGCAAATCCACCAAGTGGTAATGCACCCAAAGGTGCAGTAGGCAGTCCATCCTCACCCAGTTCCACACCATCCTGACCGTAAGTTATGTTGAAGATCAGATCTTCAATTACCTTTACTGTGGGCATTACTTGGCGGCGGCTAATGCTTCTTTTTCTGCGGTAATTTCTTTACGACGTTCTTTAATGCCCTTGCTCATTTCTTGCAATGCTTTTCTAGCACGAGCCGCAGATGCTTTCACACCCTTGGTTGTGAACTTTTCGTTTTCAGCGACGTATGTTTCGTAAGCGGATACGATTGCTTCATGTTGGGTCATTTAGTTTCTCCTTGATTATGACTACCTCTATGCCTTCAGCGACTGCAATCTCTAATTGACTGCTGTAACTGTTGACATCAAACTCTATCACACGATACTTCTTGTCCTTCAACCAATCCTCAAGAGCTTGGTCTTGTGCAAACACACTATCATGATCGCTTGACCCTGAGGCCAGCAATGCTTCATTGAAATTGTATTCTTTAAGATCTCGATTGGGGTTGATGTAGTGAAGTATCATAACAGTAATTATACAGCCTTACGACATGGTTGTCAAATAATTGTCTGCAGTTTGACAATCTTAATTGAATTATTTCTGGCTATTAGATTAAAAATAAATAGGGTATGAGTTTAGATCAAAAAAAGCATATTCCTATTTTAACAGGAAAAGAACACTCCACACACCCGTCTGGACAAACAGCTAGTTTACCTGAATTAGATAAACTGTTTAATGATCCCACTCAACCCGAATCTAAAGATGTTATTGCTGCCAGAGGATTATTAAAGTATGCCAAATCAAGGCCGCAGGCCAATTTGTCCGACGTTGTAATTACTCACGAGATCACAAGATCCACTCACATTGCACTGGTCATGATGCCAAAATGGGCAATATACTTTGCTCCATATAATATTGCTCGGTTATCGGCAGTGACCAAGGCAGCCGGATACAAAACGTCGGTGCGAGACTACAACATTGAAACTTGGCATCGATTAAAAGGTGTTTTGGATGAGGATCCGTACAACGGGCACGGGTCAAAAGATTATTTGTGGTTGAATGAAATGTATGAGAACAAACTCAAACCATATGTAACCCCATTATTAGAAGAGTATTTAGAAGAGTTAGTGAGTCTTAACCCAGATGTTGTTGGATTTAGTTTGTACTATACAAATGTGATACCTACTTTTTGGATGGCAGAACAACTCAAACAAAGATTGCCCAATGTCAAGATTATTGGTGGCGGAAGTCATCTCCAATGGCATGATGAAAACAGTGGTGGGCGCTATCCCAATTTTGATCATGTGATCAAAGGTGAAGCCGAAGAACTGCTTTTAGAAATGCTAGACAAAATAGATACCGGAAACCCACTCACACAGTATCAGTATAATTCAGATTTTGGTCGCCGTATTAACTTAGATACCTTGCCATTTCCTGATTACAGCGACATGGATGTAAAGCGTTATTTGGTACCTAACGCTATCAGTTCTGAGATCAGTAGAGGGTGTGTTGCCAAGTGTGCATTTTGTGCCGAGACATTATTTTGGAAATATCGCGGTCGGCAGGCTCCGAGAATTTTAGAAGAAGTTGAACAACAATATCATAGATACGGCACCAATATGTTTTGGTTCATTGACAGTCTTGTTAATGGTAATCCTGAGGAACTTCGGGACTTTGCTGTGGGTGTGGTTGAACGTGGTCTTGAAATCAACTGGAAAGGATATGCCCGATGTGATGATCGCATGGACTATGCTTACTTAAAAGATCTCAAGGTCAGCGGATGTGTTGATCTTAATTTTGGTATTGAATCTGGTAGTCAATCAGTTCTTGACGCTATGAAAAAGAATACCAAAGTGCATGTGGTGGAAAGAAATCTTCAAGATTGTAAAAAATTAAACATAAGTTGTTCTACCAATTGGATGCTGGGATTCCCTGGAGAAGCATCCAATGATTTTGCCAAGACTATGACACTGGCCTGGCGCCTCCAGTCCTGTATAGCAACCATGTCACGACAGGCCATGAATTTGGGACCAAGTCGAGTTGCCAATGATCCAGAAAAATACAATGTACACCCTAAACATTTCTTGGGAGTATGGGCCACAAACGATCATAGTAATACCAAACTTCATCGATTGATACGTGTAAAGTCGTTTAATATATTAACCGAACAAATGCCAGTTTACAGTAAAATTGACGGTGACAAATATTCTCGCAACAATCTAAATGAATTTTCTTTACATTTAAATAACTCATTTAATTTTGACGTTACATTTGAAAATCAAATTACAAGAAAAGAACTATCCAATTATCTTGATGTACCTTATGAAGATTTTGATTACGAAATAATCAAAGATCCCGGTCTTGACTCGGTATTCAAACGCACAGTTGTAAATGAAATATGGCCGTTATTTAGAACATTATGGCGCAGTAGAAAAAAATCAGCAATGAAGATGTTTGTTAAGTTTGATCCAAGTTGGGATTATAACAATCACGGCAGCGCATTAGGTGGTGATAATTTTACGGCTATTTATAATTTTGAAATTGACAACAACCAACAATGGCAAGCCAGTTGCCGGTTGCAATTTAATGCACCCGAAAATCCATATCTTCCCTGGGGAATAGATTCTGATACATTAGACTTTGAGCTTGAGCTTGACTGGACCGGTAGCGGGCAATGGGATTAATCTAAATAAATGTGCCGTCTCGACCAAGTGTCCCATACTGTGATTGCATCTATGCTATGAGTCCAGGTCACTCTAAATTGCTCAAACGCATGTTGGTCATGAAGCATCATTCGATTACCAGTAATAGTAGCATGATTGATTCGGTTTGCTTTAATCCAAGTTCTAAATAAGTTTTCAGCTTGGTTGTTGTTGCGCAAGATCACAATGTACAGTGGTTCCACTGCACGGTAAGAAGTTATGGTCATTAATGGATGGTAGCACCGTCTGGTACTTTTGTTGTACCTTTATTTAATTCCGCCATCATGGTGGCAAAAGTTTCATCAAGCTCAAGTAACTCGTTGTCATGTTTGGCGGCCTTTTCGTCATCCACACCCAACAGGCGCATCATGGCACCCACTTGGACTCTTTTGATTCCGTTGTCATAGAGTACAGCCATAACGTCGAGCATGATGTTTTTGATACGCTCGTGTAAGATATCATGTTGTTCTTGCATAGTATTAATTATTGTATCAAATCAAAAGCCACAAAAAAGCGGCTCAAAAGCCGCCTTTTTGGCACTTAACCAATTAAGCCTTCACAGCAGATTTGGCAGTTGCTTTTGACGCAGAGGCTTTGACACCTTTACCTGCGACTTTGACTTCGCCTTTCTTGACGAGCTTGGTCTTCTCTGACAGTTTGTTGGCTACAGCATAGCCAGCGTCGCCGTCAGTAATGCCCTGTTCAGTTAAGAACTGAAGAGCTTCCAACTTGGTCATTGCACTGGGCAATTCAACCAAGTTGATGTTAGTGCATCCAGACTTGTTAAGGATCTTGATGCGGGCTACCAAGTCGTTCGCAAAGCGAGCCTTGGTAGTACCATCGGAATTTGTAGCGGTACCTGCTACTGTAAAGAGTTTGTCTGCTGACATAGTGTTGCCTTTCAAAGTTGCCTAAAGTTTAAAAAATTATGTTTTGCATTCCTGCTTAACATACCCAAATTATAGCATAGAACGGTATTGGAGTCAACCATTTTTTGCAATAATTTTGGTTCGATTTGCCCGTTTTACTGGGCGAGTTCCTTGCTTTGCGTTTGGATGGTTTGGACGCCCTTGTCAAACATTCGGGCAATGCCCGAGAATCCAACTGCACTGACCACCAAACCCAAAATGAATCCAATTATGATTTTACCCATTTCAATTCTCCTTACGATTAAACACACGAACAAATTCTTGATGTAGCCCTGCAATGTCTTCCTGGACTCCGGTGCGGACTGTATCCACTACGGCACAGGCACTCATAACAGATACTGAAATTAATACAAACGCTGTTTTCATTCTGTTATGACCACTCGGTTCAGTTGGGTGGTACCATCACGCAGGCTTTTGACAGTACCGCGGATTTGATAACTGTCACCTGCTGGCAGTTCTCTACGATATGCAAAAAACACAGCCGAGTTGTTGGGAGTCACAGCAGTCACATACCAAGTGTTCCATTTCACACTGAAAAACGATTTGATCACTTCAATGTCAGTATCCACTTTTGTGCCAACTGTGCCCATGTAGTCGCCTGAGGTAGCACGTACACGCTCTTGTTCTGCAATGCGAGCCAGGCTTCGTTGGTGGCTGGCAGGTAAACTTGCGACCACAGCCATTTCATAGCGATGTTTCGCAGTATCAAATTCTTCTGCCACAGCCAAACACTTGCTGATGGCCATGTCAAACTCACCAAGTTTGTTTTTTAATGCACGGAATGTGATATCGTTTTGCAGGAATTTACGGCAATCTTGTGCTTGTGCAATATCTTCCACAGTAAGCACAGCCGGATTGGCCAGAATGTCTAACATGATACTACGGTTGCTCCGGCGAGCCAGTTGTTTGCCAGTGGCCTCATGCTCGGGTAATTCTGCTTCATCATGTTTGACGTAAGAACCATTCATGCGTTGAGCCGCCACTGCCGCCGCCCACACATTGTCCACCGAGTGTTTGACGCTGATTTTCTTTGCACGTGGCTTCCAGGTGCGAGTGGCAGTTGTTTCATCTGAGTCGGATGCTGAATTCATGAGTTGGATGTCTTGCTTGGACATGTGGGTTGCATCTACAAAATCTGACATTGTGGGCTCCTTAGAAATAAAAGGCGGTTTTAAAATCCAAGCGACTGTAAACAATCTCTCGCACTTCGGTATCCATTGCTTCAGCAAAGTCTTCACGCTTGGCAAGGTTTTCCAGTTCCTTGTAAACTTGTGGCCAATCCATTTTGAGAATTTTAGCACTACGAACGATTGCGTCAACTGCATCGTTACCAAAGTCACTGAACATTCCAAAATCTTTTGTTGCAATCATTTGCGGCTCCTTGTTTGTGTTCGTGTCCATATTATAGCATTTCGGGAATTATTGGTCAACCTCTTGCAATACGATATGTAATGCCTTGATCGGTTAGTACTTTAGTAATACCACCCGACTTTTCATAATCTTGCTCGAGCAATTTTAATATCTTGCTGTCTTTAACACGAGCCTGATCCAATTTGATAGTGACAAATTTTTGGCGATAAGTGATAAAAATGTTTTTGGCACTGTACACCATCTCAAGTCCCAACTTGATACGTTCGGCACGAATCTTTTGAGCTTCAGTGTAGAGTGTGCTTGCCGCATAACTTTTAATTGCGGCATCTCTTGCGGCTATCCATTTAAACGGTGCTTCTTTTGTGTCGAGTTCGAATGCTTTCATTTGGGCCTCTGTTTGCTGTTTATGTCCTTATTATAGCATTTCGGGATTATTTGGTCAACCGAAATGCTAGTACTACAAAAGTACTACTTTTGTGCTGCCAAATTCTGCTGGATATCTTCTGTTGCCAGGGCATCTGCAAGGAACTCCAAGTCATCCGTGCCCTGCTTGACATACCACACACCGTCTTTCATAAGGTATGCATACTCTGCGCCACAATTGTCGTAGAACTCTAGAAAGTCGTCCCAACTAGTCAGGGTTTTAAAATCACATCCGGTCTCGCCGCGATCACGATCGTAAAAAGTACACCAACCTGCTTCTTTGGCGGCTTCATATGCCGCTTCGGTTTCGGCTTTGATTTGGTTTTGTTCTTCTTCAGTCAATGCCTTGAACTCTTCGTCCTCAGTCACAAACGGACTGAACGTATGCTTACTGCCGATTGTGGTGCCAAGGCTACTCAAGTCGCCCAGTGTCACAAGATGGTTGGCTTTGCTTGAGTCGTAATGGTCCAACAAAATACGTCCATTGTGATCTAGATAACCGTCCCAATGACAATATACTGCTTTAGCATTACCACCATGATACACACCAATCACACTTCTTGTACCCATTTTTGACTCCTGTTTTGTTACTGTATGTCCATATTATAGCATTTTAGGAATATTCGGTCAAGTACTACAAAAGTATTACTTTTGGTCCATGAGTTTAATAAAGTTGGAAAATACAGCCAGCATTTCTTCCGGGTTTTGTTGCTTGACACAGGCGGCCACCGTGCCTTGCTGTCGGAATTTTTCTGCTGATTTTTCACAGTCAGGAAGACTGTTAAATTGTCCCACGCTCTGTACAGAGGTGCTCATGACCAAAATTATGTTCCACATTGGAGTTCTCCTATTTCAATACTTGTATTATATAGGAAATTGTGATTTTGGTCAACCAAAAGGCCGCAAACAAAAGTACTACCCATTCTGCCACTGTAAACTTAGTACGATAGTAGTAGAGTAGTACTTGTTGTTTAAACCTTGTGAGGTTCATTATCTTATTTGTGTTACTTTTAGGTGGCGTTCTGCAACAAGCTCTTGCACAAATTCCAGTAACTGCTCAGGAGTCCACTTGTTATCTAACCACTCAGTTTCCCATTCATCGATTTTCCATAGCATGTCTCTATTCTGAATTTTGATGATATTTTCTAGTCGCTTGACATGGGTACTAGTACCTTTAAACAAATATGAAAAACGTGCTATGCCTCCCCAGGCTCCAGTATAGTCTTTTTCTCTACGTTCATAGTGCCCAGTAATACCGAATCCAGTTCGGTATGGACCTTTAAGGATGTAGAAATAACTCATGCTGTTTCAACTTCTTCGTACAAGGCCTTAATGTCATCATCAACAAAATCAAGGATCTTTTCAAAACGGTCCAACAAGGGTTTTGGTATACGCTGGGTACCGCCAAGTCGTTGATATAACAATACTAAGACCGCCGCAATGGCCTCATCTTGCCAACTGACCTCGTAGCCGTATGTATGGATCCCCCACTTGACATGAGCACTATGCACCGCTTCGTGGAACTGTGCAAGGCCAGCAAAATATCCCTGTAGGATACCCGCTAGTTCACTCAAGAACTTGTCTGTGATCTTAATTTTTGCGGCGCTGAATGCCTTAGATAAATCTTCCATCATAAACCACAGCGAACCATTGATCTCGTCGTAGTGGAAATAGTCGTTGTGAAACTTGCAAGCCATTTTTAAAATATCGTTATCAAGACTTAGTGCCTGCATATGAGTAAATGTTCCGGGCAATCCCACAAAATTACTTTCTTTGTCTACTGGATAGCAGTCGTATGTCTCACAGATTACCTGCCTGCGCAAGGCTTCTTGATCGTCATCATCTTGACTACCATCAATCCTGGCACTCATCACTTTGGTTCTGTGTTCGTACCACGCACTAATTTTCTTTTTACCCTTGCCGTTAATAAGTGCAAATGCTTTGCGAGCAAATGATTTGCTGGTTGTTTCAATATACAAAACTGGCATTTCAACTTCACGCCAATCAGTCTCGCCGACAAACAACCCAGCATCAATCATTGCCGCAATTAATGCGGCAGTATGCTGTGCATCTACAGCATGGTATTCTTCATTTCCGGGAATCTTAACACAATAAATTACCTGCAGGTACATGGGATTAAAATTACCAATACCGGCAATGTTTGTGCAATGCTTGGCATCTAATGCTCGTTGAATGTCTTCGTCAATAAACAAAAATTTTAACTTGACCATTTTAATTAACGGACGTAGTTTGGGATCAATTATGAGTCCCTGCTTGCGATATTCCGCAATTAATCGTTGCCAACCTTTGTAGGTTTGCAATTCTTTCATTCTGTCTTCTAAAGAAATTATTCGACTTTTGCTTTGTTTC